AGGTGATACAGCAGCCACGATACGGAAGGCAGCGGTGGTAGTAACAGTAGTTGACTCCAATGCGCTCGTAGAGTTACCCGTCGTGGTAGAACCAGTAGAGGTAGACTGAGCAGCAGCAAAGAACGTGTTAGCACCAATATCGGACTGGTCAGCAGCGCCATCCAGTTGAGCTTGGAACAATACGTTCGGATCATCTACAACATACGCCTCAACAACACCAGTGGTGCCGCTTGGGTAGTATTGACCGTAGATTTGTTGCCCTTGAGCATTGATGTACGAACAACCAACAAACACGCCCAAAGAACCCGTCAAAGTGGTTCCAGTAGGAAGTGCGTTAGTAGTGCCGTCGGCACCGGTAGCTGTTGACAACGCAATGTACCCGTCAGCACCGATATGGACTACTTGCCCATAAAAGATGTTGGTACCTTCCCCATCGGGGTCGATTAGGTACGTCGAAGTCGCGCCAGCATACGGTAGTCCGTCAGCGCGTTTTACAGGCTTTAGCCCGTAAGGTGCAGCAGTTGTAGCCATGTTAATGGACTCCTAATTTAAGATTAACCGCCTTTACCAAACGATACGGTGGTTTTCCGTTCGTTGAATATAGGCATACGTGGATCATTCTCACGCATCAGGTTGTTATCTACAGAGTTCATTTGAGATTTCGTCTGATTATTGTAGTAGTCAGTACGTTCTTGAACTAGCTCTGATGGGGCTTTGCACAACATCAGACCACCAATCACCACGTTATCTGCGAAGCGTTCATTCTCCACAGTCACCATAGTAATCTCAGGATGATCTTCAGCCCGTACAGGCTCCCAACCCTCGCGCAATTTCGAGGAAACATTAGTGGCATCCACTTGACCTTGCGTAGCTACACGAACCCAGTGAAATTCGTAGCCGTCTTGTGGCGTAGGTGAGGGTAATACCTCTGGGCGCTGCCACGATCTGGTACGAGTCTTTGTTTCACGAGTCTCGCTGTCACGCTTGATTCTGTTCTCAGCCATTATCCGTTCCTCATTTCTAATGCAACCTGTCTGGCGTATTCTTCCAACGGTACCCCCAATCGGTTGGCGAGAGCTACCTGTGTTTTGGTTAGCTTCACCTTATTCGGTGCTGTGCTTCGCGTTGCGGGAGCTACCACGTTAGCAGATTGCTTTCGTGACTCCTGCGGTTCTGGCTGCTCTACAACATCATCGAACTCTTCCGGGAATACTTTTCGCATACGAGCATCAATAGTCTCGTAGTATTCATCAGTGCGCGGGTCAACCCCACTCTTAACTAATTTCTGGTGCAACCCCATAGCGTATGCTGTCATCTCGTCATCAACATGAAACCAAGAAGAATTTTCTTCTACCCATGCTTCTGCCTTCGGATCACGCACCCGTTGTGGGGTGGGTTGAGGTTCTTGTACCTCAGTCTCTTCTTCTTGTAAAGAAGGTAATTTGAAATTATCTAGTTTGTCTGCCTTCAGTTTGGCAGTGGTTAAGTGCTCTTGAGCCTCTAACAGCCTATCAGCATCACCACTCTCGTAGGCATCCTTGTACGCTATTTTGGCCCCATTAAGCTCAGAGTCAACTACACGTTTGGCCTGATCTAGTAGCGCCTCGCGTGTTGTGCCTACATCACCCTTTAAGGTCTTATTCTCTTCGACTAGGCGCTGCGCTAGAGATTCTAGCTCCTGCCGTTCTCTGAGGGCTGCTTCTTTGGCTCGACGCTCGTCGTGGTAGCCTTTGCTGAAGTGCTTGATTCGGTTTCGGACTTTCTCGGAGTACCCTTCAAGTTCATCATCAGTAACGTCAGCCGGTGGCTCAGATGGCTTGCGGTTGCGATCAGCCTTTGGCGTGTCATCCACAACCTCAATGTCCAGCTCATCCGGTTCTGACTTAGCTTCGACTTCAGGTTCAGCCGGAGTACCCGCATACTCGTCCGCAGTCTTGTTGCCAGAGAGATCAATTTCAACTTCACCAGAGTCCTCCACTTCTATAGAGGTATCTTGTTCCTCATCAGGGAAACTGTATTCAACTTTTTGAAACGGCATGTCTATTCCTTACGCTCGTGATACGCCACTGGGGTCAGCTACAACAGCTTCAATAGAGTCGTCGTTCATCAAACGATACTCTAACCCGTTAACCTTAAATCGTGTGCCTGAATTGGCACGAAACATCACATAATCACCTTGTTTACACCAAGGGCCAGTCGTAAACCTCTCAGGGTCGTTATAGGCTTGTTCACCCATATCCACCACAAGGCCAATGATTGACATGATATGTTCCTGATTCTTGATCGTATCCGTCTTGAGCAGGTTAGTGCCGTCGAAGGTTTCTTCGATCTGCGGTAGCGCAATCAATACCCGATAGCCCACAGGCATAGGTAGTTGTGCTTCCAATTCTTCCGTAGCTTCAACTGTGTCAACAGCTTCACTCATCGTCGTACTCCAAGTTTCGCGAGAGGTCTTCTACATATCCCAAGCAGGTTTCGAGACCTCGAATCAAACCTGTGGCTTCTTTGTACATGGAGAAGTCTTTAGCTCCCCCACCACCTAGAAATTGTAGTGCAGAGGCTTTGTCAGCCTCGATTCGTTCCTTTAGCACGTCTAAGACGGTTGTAGCCATTATTGGCCTCTATTGTTGTTGGAATCCTTCATTGTCTTGAGTAGGTCAAGATCTAGTTTCGTATTGTCCTTCCTGCGATCTGCGGCAAGTTTAGCGCCCGCTTTCTGCGCGTCAATTTGCAGTTCTTGCTGCTTCAGAGCCAGTTCGGCCTGATCCATCTGCGCGTCCTGCATGTTCTCTTGCGCCTGTAGCTGTAGCTTGGCCTGTTCGATCTGGGCGTCTGCCTGATCCTTAGCCGCCTTACGCTGCACTTCTTGCTGCTTGATCTGTAGTTCTGCCTGCTGCATCTGCACCACAGGGTCTTGAGCCTTCTGCTGTGCTTGCTGTTGAGCTTGCTGCTGTTGATTTTGCTGCGTAAGTTGCTGCCCAGCTTGTGCCATGAGACGGGCCAGATTGACCTCCATGTTCTCTGGTAGCTCGGCGTTTGGGTTGGGTAGTGGTGCACCCAACTTCTCTTCCATATCCTTGCGGTACTTGAACCCAAGGTGTTCTGCTATGTGCGCCTGCAATGCAGCAGCAATACGCTGTGCTTGAGGGTTTTGCCCAATAGTTGCTGCAACCATAGGATCTTTTAAGAACGACTGGTGCGCTGCCATGTGAGCTTCGTGGTCTTGGTAGATAAACGCCTTCATAGGCTTACCGTTCAAGGCATTCATGTTCTCGCTGACTGGGTCAGTCGGACGGATGTCATCGGTAGTTGGTACTAACTTCTCAGCGTTCTTAACGCCCAGCACTTCGATCATCTGCCTGTGTAGCTGCGGTAGGTCGTAGATCTGTGGTGCTGACTGAGCCATCTGCAATACTGCTTGGTACTGCACAACGCGCTGGGCCATTGTAGAGCTATTCGGATCGCTGACTGGGATGACATCAACTGCCATATAGTCTGCCACGCGAGCGGTCACTTCACCTCGGATCGGCTCGTATGAGTATTCGTCTGACGCATGTTCCGCCATGATCGCCTTGAGCAGCTTAAATTCCTGCTTCATGGCGTAGTGGACACGGGCCTGTACCGCAGCCATAGGCTTGAGCGTACGCTCCAACAGGGCCAGTGTAGTGCCCACAGGGGCATTAGCCGACATGTCCGAGATGTTCATGTCACTGATAGCGCCCAGACGACGACCTTCGTTTGTAATCTGGTTCAACAGAGCTAACAGAGTCTGGCTTGGCTCCTTGTATGGGAGCGGCATGATGTTGTCGCGGATGCTACCTGACGGCACGTCTACGTCCTTGAACTCTCCCGGCTCAATCGGCGTGTCATCACCCTTAATACGTAACCCACGAGCTTTCAGACCCCCCGGCAGGTTAGCCAGCGTGCCAGCGTCCACCAGTTGCCGTATCAGCGACGTTCCAGCCTTGGCGTATCCCCCTATGATGTGAATAAGACCAAGCCCATAGAACCCAAATCCGGGCACGTACACGTAGTGCACAAAATGCTGTCGCTTAAGTTGCAGCTTGTCATCGGGGTTCCAGTTTCGACGTATCGCTAGAATCTCGTTTGTACCCCGCTCCAGCGTTACCACGTATGGCTTGGCTAAGTCATCCTCGTCATCAACACCCTCAATAACGAGGTCTGCGTGTACTTCGTATAAAGAGAAGCGATCATCGTCTGTTAGTGAGTACCCACCTTCTTCAGCCTTACGCTTCTCAATGTCGGTGTGGTATGGCTGTGGCTCACCTAACTCTACGTCTCGGTAGAACCCACCTGCCTGTAGTCGTCTCAGTTCGTTCTTAGTCTTACGCATGATGTGCGTAACACGTTCTGCTGTCTCAATGTGAGAGGCACCGTAAGGCACGACCACGTCTTCGGCAGGGATGTAGATAGCGACCTGTCGGCCCAGATTCGGATCAAAATAGACCTTCTTGAACGCACTACCGGCAAGCCCAAGGCTATACAGGAGCCGCTCATGCTCGGGGCGGTACTCCACCATACGTTCGGTGAGTTCATAGTTCATATCCGCTTTTACGCGGTTTGCCGCCTCTTCCTTGTCCTTATCCTCCACACCGATAATCTTGACTCGTACAGGGCCAGCGGCTGGGAACGTCTCAGACATTGTTTCTGCTTGGAAGCGAATAGCGGCTTCAGCGAGGACTGTAGAGTACACGCCGCACGCGCCTTCCCACGGATCGGTGCGCTCTTCGTACTTGAAACCCAGTACATCCAGACCCTTAACAAACGTATCGGCCCAGTCCTTACGACTGTCGATGTCGGCATCTACCAGACCTACCAGATCATCAGCTAACTCGTTAAGCTGTCCGTCGTCTAAGAAGTCCGCAATGTTGGCGTCGAACGATGTGATGTCTGAGATGTTAGCGTCGGGGATGATTGTGATCTCAACACTGCCGTCGTCCAGCGTGACCATCTCTGGGTCTACAATCTCAATCTCCAGAGCAGAGTCACCCTCCATCTCTAGCTCGTCATCAATGCCTTCGGGTGCTGCGTATAAACCTTTCTCAATAGCCATAATGTATCTCTAGTAGAAGCCGCCCCGCCGCGACTTAAAGTATCTTTGTTCTTCAGGCTCATCTGTCGGTAGGCGTATAAACCCGCCCTGCCTGAAACGCATGAGAGCCATAACCGTGGAGTCAACCAAGTCATCATGGCTCATAAACGGAAATCCAGCAATCTCCTCAACTACCTCTTCCGCCCACCGTGTAGGGGGTACCCACACCAAACCAGACGCAACAATATCAGATACTGAGTTAAGACGTGCTAACTTATCACCTGATCCCCTGTGGGGGGTATACTCTGAGACAGGCAGTCCCATACGCCTCATCTCTTGGTACAGCGCCGTGCCCGATGACTTCTTCTCCACAATGAACGCATCGGGTTCCCACTCACTGTACTCCTCCAGCGCCAACTCTTTAAGCTCTGGGAACTCCAGCCGCTTCTTTATACTGTTCAGCAGGATGATGTGGTAGGCATCATACTCGTCGTGCAAGAACACGCCCCACGTAGTCAGTGCCGTGAAGTCAGCACGGTTGTGTTTTTCTGCCGCTGCGTCCAGCGACATGATTATATACTCACAATTCGGAGGCCGTTCCTGCTCCCACAGGTTCCACCACTCCCGCTTAACCAGCGCAGCCTCTTCCGCCGTGGGGGTCTGCTGATACTGCGCGTTCCACTGGAATGTAGGCATCGACGCCTTAGTCCGTAGCAGCGCCTCTAGGTCGAAGAACTCAGGCCACAGCGGTTTCTCGACGATCTCCTCCGTCTCCTCGTCCTCAATCTCCAGTATCGCAGGGAATTCGACGATCTCGTACTCATCTGCCCTGTCATTCTGCGTCATATCACGTACAACACGCCCCGTCAGGTCATCTTGGTGCCAGCGGGTCTGAATTATTGCAACACGACCTCCCGGCATCAGACGAGTCCGTGCACCGAAGGTAAACCACTCGTATGCCTTCTCAAAAACAGCAAAATTACCGTTAATTACGTCCTGTTCCGAGTGTGGGTCGTCAATTAGCAGCAAATCAGCACCACGACCAGCCAGTGCAGAGCCAACACCGCACGCATAATACTCACCACCCACGTTAGTGTTCCATCTACCAGCCGATTTAGAGTCACTGGCAAGCTGTACGGTGGAGAAAATAGCCTGATAGGCGTCTGTAGAGATCAAATTCCGCACTTTTCGACCAAAATCCACAGCCAGATCAGTGGTGTGCGACACCATCATTACCTTTTTGCCGGGGTTTCGCCCTAAAAACCACGCTGGGAAGAAGATAGAGACAAGTTGGGACTTGCCGTGACGTGGCGGGATGTTAACGCAGATGCGATCCTTGTTGCCTTCCTCAATCGCCATCAACATATCCGCCAAAATGCGGTGATGTTTACCTACAATGTAATCTGGCTGCATACGTTTGCAGAATTCTATCAGGTCGTCATAGGCTTCTTGGTTAGCCTGACGGATTGCAAGCTCGTCCACGATGCGATTGATCTCTATAACTTCCTCATCAGAGAACGCATCGAGGTTATCCAGCATGTTCTGGACTTCTTCCTCGGTAAAATCGGGAACGGCCTCAATCATCGTATTCTTCTGGCCCTAGTATCTCTTCTAGGTCTATAGCCTCACCATCAAGAATAATTGCATCCTCTACATCCATCACTGGTTCGACCAGCTTCTCCAGCTTACCCCGTAACTTGTTACGTAGATCATCCGTAGACTGGTGCGTTATGGTTACTTCCGTCTTCTCTGCAAACAATCCTACGTCTGAGATCTTACCCAGTAACTCCAAGGCACGTATACGAATGCGTGGGTCGTCGTTCTCGGACTCTAACAGCAGCTTGTTGGTAACTAAGTGCCGGAGCTGCGTTGCGTTTTCTGCAACAGAGTGTCCGAACTCTTGGAGTATGTTGTTGGTAAGTATGATGGAGGCAGGTGTAAGGGTCGAAATCTTCTTCGTTGTAGCTTTCTTAGAAGTTTTTTCAGGGTCTTCAGCATAAGCCGCAGCAAGTTTTGCAGCGGTGTCTTTGTCATCTTTGTTGGGTTCAACATCTAGACCGTATTCGGATAACTCTAAGGCTGTATTGCACGCAGCTTCAGCCTTATCTCTAAGGTCTTCGTATGGAACCTCATCAGAAAAGGGCACGCCGATCTCAGGTGCAATAAATAGAGTCATAGATTGTGTCGCTGGCTGGTAGCCGTTGACGCGAATATACACCAAAAACC